CCTTACTTGTTTTTCCTTGTTGTCCATTTATTTGTTGTTGAGTATTAAAAAACTGATCTTGTCCTTTTACTATTTCTTTCATCAAATTACCAGAAGATTTTAGATCTTCTTGTTCTAACATAGATCTTCGTTTCAATTCAAGCTCATCAATTTTGGAACCATATTTAAGTTCTATTTCTTTTATCTTTAATTCAAAGTCTAAAAGATGTTGTCTCATCATAGCTTCAATACGTTTAACTTCTGTTTCAGCTTTTAACTGTGCTCTTTGGTTTTCACCTTGAACCTGAGCTAATGTAACTTTTTCAAACTCAGTAGGTGGTTTAGGAGGAAGCTGAGGCATTTGAGCTTGACCAACATCTGGATCCATAAAGAAAGGTTCTATACTATTTAGACCTGCATTTTCAACCATTTTCTTTAAAGAATTATATATATTTCTTAAATTAACCATTGGACCAAAAACATTCTGTTGAAGGTTAATAGCCTGCATTTGTCTTTCTAAAATAGCATTAACCAGAATCAATTGTTGTTCTTTTGATCCTGTTCCTAATCCAACATGGATAGTAACGTTAACTCTATCTTTCCATTCGAAAGGTCTCATAGGTATATACTTACCTCTGATTCTTACGATTTTTTCTTTTTGTTGATACTTACATATCAATTCGAATATTTTAATTGCTAAATCTTTAACACCTGTTTCAGCAAAAATTCTTGCAATCAACTCCATTCTCATTTGAGATTGAGTTAATACTTGGTTCATACCAGTAGCTGTTTTATTATTTAAACTATCAGCATTTAATCCTTGTGAAGTTTTACTTACACCAGTTCTAGATTCTTTAACTGAATCTAAATAACTTAACATACCACTAGCTTGTTCTGTAATTGGTTGTGCCTGGATAGGCATCATAACATTTTGAGGTGGTTGTTTAGTTCTAACAATTCCTCCAGGACGATTAGTTAATAAATCATCCATAGCTACTTGACCATCTTGTATTGCAACTCTATTGTTATTTGTTAGATACATATTGTCTAACATTTGTCTCATAACAGTAGATTTAATTAATTGAATATCTTCTACTAATTCTGCAATAGATCTTCCATGAAATCTGTGAGGCATAATTACAGGTGTCATAGAAATAAAAGGAATTGTATCTACTTCAGTTGCATCTAATAATTTCTTACCATCACCTGCTACGCATACTTTTAATAATTCTGCTTTACCATCTCCATCTGCATCCATTCTAATATAACATTCATGAATTAAAACAGTATCAGTAGATTTGTCTCCTGAAGATTCACCTGAACCAAAATCTATATTTTGATGTCTAACAAATACATCTTCTGAAAAATTTTCACTATTACCTGTTGGTAATGAATAAACTAAATCAGGATCATATCCCATTTCAATTAATTCGCTTTTAGTTTTATTAACTCTATGAGCAACAAAGTTTGCTGAGTCAATATCTTTACATCTTCTTTCAATTAAAAATTCTTCAGGTGGAACTGGATCTATTCTTACTTTACCATATAATTTTGTTCTATGTATAACTACATCATGTAAATTAATTTTATCTATTTCTTTACCTGCATCATCAGTAATTTCTTCTTTATATTCTGTATGATGAGTTACACTTACTTCATGATTTTCTATTAAATCAGTAAATTCATCTTCTGTTAATCTTGTATATTCTTCTCTTTCAGTCTTTTGAGAATCATCCCAATAAACTTTTAAAATTCCATTTTTTTGAATTAGTGCATCTTTAAATGCTGTATATAATACTTTAAATCCATTATTCTCTTTTAAAAAAATATGGTTTAAATAATCTGAAGCCTGTCTTGCCATTTCTTCATCTTCAGGTCCAGTACCTTCGCAAGCAAATACATTATCTCCTGAAGTAAATATCTTCATAAGAGATGGCATTAAACTTTCTACAGTATCCATTACATCATTAGATACTACTTGAGATCTTCCTTCTTGTTCGTTACCAAGAGGATTACCTAAATAATATTCTAATGATTTTTTTCTTCTAGATACAATTTCTCCACCAATATAACCTGATGAATTATGTATTTCTTTTGCTAGAATTGATAATATTTCTCGTTCTGATTTTTTTTGTTTCTTCATAATTAATTACAATTCATTTTATCTAGATCTGCTGGTACTTCTTTTGTAAACCAGATCCATGATTTAATTTTAGTTCCTTCTTGTGTGTAAGTACATTTTTCTCCTATTGATACACATGAAGTTAATGTAACTAATATTAATAATAAAAATATTTTTTTCATACTACGTATTTTGTATCTATTTTAATTGGTTTATCCCATTCTGATGTATCTATAGGTTCGGATACACATCCATACCTAAAGGCATCACTTGCGTGTGAGCACCAGTCATGTAAGGGTTTATTTTTAAACACTTGGTTCTTATCATCCCATTGTTTTCTATATTGTCTTAAAGCATCTAATCCTTGTTTACATTTTGTTCTATCAAACCAACAGCCTGGTAAAACATTTCTTACAGATTCAATGCCATGATCTACTTCTAATTTTGGAGCTACTTGAAATTCTAAACCTAATTCTTGTGCAACTTCAAATCTAGATTTACCTGTTCCTAATTCTCTCGCCATTATATCATGGGGAGCAATGTGGTCAGAATAGGTATAGTCTTTATCAGCAAGTATATTAACATAATGTGCTAATGATTCTCCTGAGTTTTCATAATAATCTATTAGGTGTACCTCTTGTCCAACTCTTTGTGCAAACCAAATAGCTGTACTATCTCCGATCCCCAAATCCCACCAGGTTTCCACACCTACATTTTCATCTACAGGCACGTAGCCGATTCTTCCATCCTTATCAGCTTTAGTTATCAGTCGACCATAATAACTTCCTGACACTGCTGCAGTAAAAGAACATTCAAATTCCTGTTCATACTGTTCAGGTGTCATGATTTGACGTGCCTGCTCCAGTTCCTCCTCTGGAATGACTTTGGTATCAGAAGCTCGATATAGTTTCCCATACCAATCTTTATGACCTCTTTGAGCATAGTCAAATACTTCCCAGAATTGATTATGCCCCATAGGTGTTCCGATAAATAATACCCATCCTAATTTATCAGACACTGCAGGTCTTACAATTTCAGTCCAAACTCGAGGCGACATGATAGCATATTCGTCTAAGACGACTGCATCAAATCCCATTCCTCTAATTGAATCTGGATTGTCTGCACCAAATATTTGAATTCTTGATCCATTAAAAAGATCTATTCTTAATTCAGTTTCATTCCTACTTCCACCATATAACATTAGTGGTTTTGTATAAAATTTTAAATATTCCCAAGCAATAGATTTACCTTGTCTGTACGTGGGAGCTATGAATGCACATAAAGCTCTAGGTTTGTCTGCTGCTGTTTTAATTAATTCGTTTATTGAAAGTACACTTTTTCCAAATCGTCTGTGGCAAACCAGGACACTAAATCTTTTTCTGTTGTTATGTACTTCTTTTTGATACTCACGAGGTTTATAAGGAACCTCTATTATCTTAACTTTCTTCTTTTTGCCATTGGACTTTGATTTGGACTGGTTCATCTATTCCTACTCTTGAAGTTGTACTAGCCAACCTTGGATGAACAAAAGGTGCTGCTTTTTCGGCTGCGTACATTTTACGTTCAGGTGCACTAGCAGGATTATTTAACACAGATAACAAATAATCTAAAGGAGAATGTTGGTATTTATCTGCCATTTCTTCCATAGATTTCCAAAGTTTTTTAGTTTTAGCTCCTAAAGGTCTACCAGCTCCTGGTCTTTTACCACCATGATTTGGTTCCTCTTTAGGTTTACTAATTTCGTTTTCGTATGTTTTATCTTCTTCAACCATTATAGCATCCATCTACCTTTTTTATCGAATTGTTTAAAAGGTGTTCTTTTGTAAACTCTTTCGCCTTTTTTAATAGCGTGTTTAGCTCCAAAATATAATCCAGTACCAATTGCTCCAGGTATTCCTAATACACCAGCTCTTAAAGCTAGTTTACCTGTTCCTAATGCTAAAGCACCAGTTTTTCTAAATAATCCTACTGTTGGTCCAGCATATTTTGAAAACTGTGCACCATGTTTAATTTTCTTTTTGGTAATAAATTTTCCAGTTTTACCCATACCAACCTTAAATCGTTTGCCAAGTCTTAGTCCTTTATTACCACTAACATTGTTGCCAGTATTAACTACACCTGTTGGTCTTAATCTTTCTTTTACCATTATTTTTTCCTTTTTCGTGCCATTTTTTTAAATGTTTTTGCTAAGTTATATCTTTTTGTTCCTGGTCTACAAGTAGGTCCACCAAACTTAGCTCCAGTACATACTCC